TCTAGATTGTCCATCATATTCTGCATAACTTCTGCACCTTTATCAATATCTCCCCCACCTGCATTTCTTACAGCATCTGCTGTAAATACAAATTCATTTTTGCTAAGTCTAGCTGGTACGTCATCAGCTCTCTCCTCAGCTCCTAGTGGTACAAAACCACCTTCTCTATAGTCTTTTTCAAAACCACCTAAGTCCATTAGACCACCTTCTGCTTTTTTCTGTCTTCCAAAAGTTTCAATAAGTTGATCATAACCAGCATATGGCATACCGTATTCGCCCATTCCAGCTCCTTGATCAAATCTTACAAAGTCTCCTCCTTCTTCTATTACCCCAGAAGCTTTTAATTTTTCCATACCTAAAATAGCATCATCATCGAGCATTGGTTTAGGAGTATATACCCCATCTGATACATCTAGAATATTATCTTTAACTAGACTATCTAATGTTTCTCTTCCTTTTTTACTTTTAGGAACAAAAGAAAGATCCATTGATGCTCCAGTGTCCTCTGCAAAATCAGACATTGTAGTTATTTCTACATCATCTGTCATTCTACCTAATTTAGTTATGAGAGCATTTTTTAAATTTTTTATAGCATCACCTGCTTTTCCTAACATACTCATTACACCACCACCAACTCTATACCCTTCTCTTGGTATGTCAGCTAATCCACCACCAGCAGCGTAGAAAGATGGCTGTACAAATTGTTGACTTGGCATAAAGAATAAACCAGAATCTGCACGAGACGCTGGGTTTCTATAAAACTCTCTAGCTTGATTTCTAATGTCAGCTACCATTGGTTGTATACCTGTAACATCTACGCCTTCATCAATCTCTTCTTCATCACCACCCATTAAGAATGGTGCAGCGATTGAAGCACCAATACCAAGTCCACCTAATATTCTAGGCACACTAAAACCTGCGCCTGCTTCACCACCTACCCTAAAAATATCTCCAAGTGTGCTTAATTTACCACCCGATAAAAAAGGGGAAATAGTTCTTGATTTAAGTAAAGCTTTACTAAAACCAGCTGGACCAAATCCACCGCCTAATCCGTAAATACCTGCACCTAGTATTGCAGCTTTCCCTAATGGTGATTTAACAACTTTCTTTACAGCTTTTTTAGCTTTTCTTACAATCTTACCCAGAAAATAACCTTGTCTTGGCTCGTCTAGTGTCATGATACCGCCACCAGCTCGTAGTTGTCTTTCCATCATGCTTCTTGAAATTGCCATAATTTATCCTTTTTATAGTCTTTTTCTCCTATAATCAATCATATATATCTACTAGATCCACTAGTCCACCCATTATGTATGGTACTCTGCCGCCCATAAAATAACCACCTGCACCTGCGGCTCTATCATCGGCTGCTTGTGACGCTGCTGCGTCTGCAGCTGCTTGTCCTCCAGCATGTCCTCCTCCTCCGTTTCCACCTTGATTTACATTTGGATTTCCACTGTAAGCTTGATTACTTGTCATTGTTTGTAACGCTTGATTTTGTTGTTTTGCTAAACCTCGAGCTGCAGCTTCTTCTCTTGCTTGTTGATCTCTTCTTCTTTGAAAAAAATCTGCAAAACTAGTTGATCTTCTAAAAGTATCAAGACCTGTATCACCTCTTAAGTCTGCACCACCTACTACTCCTGGTAAACTAAACTTATCTCCTAAATACCCTAAACCTCTAGCGGCTAAACCAACCAAAGGATTTCCAGTAATTAGACCCAAAATACCTGAGCCTATTTGTTTTGCATATGGAAAATTAAAACCTGGATTAGCAACCGATGCAAAGTTTTCGTAAGGTTCTTCTTCTAAACCAGCATCGTCTATAGCTCCTACAAAATTAGGATCATTGTAATTCAACTGTATAGGTTGTTGTTGATCGTATATATTTAGTGGTAGTGGTTGTACAATTCTAGCCATTATTTTGTTTCTCCAAGTAAATCAAGACTAGGCATTATGACCTTAATGTCTCTTCTAATATCTTTTTCAGGAATTCCTTTTGCTTTCCATTCCTCATCGTTTTTGTATACCTCACCTGTCTTAAGATTGCTAATAGTTTCTATAATTTTTTCTGGATGAAGAGTCTTCATTATGCTGTTACCTCTCTTGGCTGTATTTCTAATATAGAGGCTATAACGTGCAGCTCGTTCGCGTCAGCGGCCTGTACCTTCAATACTTCACTCTCCTCCATTACAAGAGGTTGAGTTAAAAGTTCTGTTGTTGCTTTAGATCCTATGGATTTGTCTTTAAATAAATTAAATATAGCTCCACTAGAATTAACTAAAGTTATAGTTATAGTAGATCCCGATCCAGCGTCTTCTGATACTAACAAAGATTTTACAACAGTAGTCGTCGCTGATGGCACCGTATACAATGTTGTAAGGTCTGTTGTTGTAAGATCTACTTTTTTATTTTTAAAACTATTAGCCATTAATTTAAAAAGAAGTTAAATGCTTCTACCTCGTCTTTTAATTCTTGTTGATATGTTGTATTTAGTTTCTCTATGACCGCATCAAGATCTCTAACTTGTGCGTCTGCTGTTTGTTTAGAATATTCTGGACTAGGTCTTGTTAATATCTGTACTATTTTTGCCATTATCTTCTACCATCTGGTTGTATATCTAATCTAAATGTTCCAAGTTTCCAACTTTGGGACACAGCTGTGTTTGCTATTTTTAAAGAAATAGCTCTAGCTCTTGCTCGTGTATCTACCTTAGTTGTTGATGATGTAATTGTAAAAGGTCCTAGTGGAGAGCTTGCTTGCGAACTGTTAGAATAGTTTCTTAAATTTAATGTAACTTGTGTGCTTCCTGTTTGTGATAAAAAATCTGGAACAAATCTTCTTATCTTCATTATAAATTCACCATCCCCTCTAAGGTCCGGCATACCTGACTGAGTTCCTCTAATAATTCTTTGAGTAATATCAAAATCACCAGACTCTATACTAGAAGTAATAGCTGTAGTTGTTCCGCCTTTTATTTGATCTGTCCCTGTTTCGTGTTCATAGTATGTTGTGCAGCCGTCTGTGTTTCCAACAACGTCATAAGAGTCATTACTATCTGCATCATACTCAGTGGCATGAGGAAGACCAAATATGGAAGAATCTTTCCATGTTCCCCGAGCCAGTGTTCCTGTAGTCCACACTGGTCTTTGTGCTTTTGAATCAAAATAATTATAAGTCACACATCTATCAATAACTGTTGAACCTGACGAACAATAAAA